CTTGCAGATGTGGGGATGATGATTTAATTCCTGATAAAATGGCATACCAAGTAAATAAAAGGAGAATGGCTTGGGTTTTAATTATTCTTATGGGTATTACTACTATCCTAACTTTAGCATTTCCAAACAGACTTGCAGAAGCAGAGAGTATTCTTATGACACAATACATAAGTATGTGTGGTTTAGTAGGAGCATACTTTGGCTTTAGTGCAATTAGTGGGAGAAAATAATGGAAACATTTATAGATAGATTGCGTGTTGAATTAGAGATTGATGAAGGTAGAGTAGAGTCTATTTATCTTGATCATTTAAATTTACCCACGTTTGGAATTGGACATTTAATTAAAGATAATGATCCAGAATACGGACAACCTGTTGGAACACCAGTATCTTCACAAAGAGTTGTTGAGTGTTTTGAACAAGACATACGCATAACAATCATGGACTGCAAAAAAATATTTGATGATTGGGATGCCATGAAAGAAGAAGTAAAATTAATCATGGCGAATATGATGTATAATCTCGGATACCCAAGATTTTCTAAATTTAAACTAATGATACAGGCTGTAAGAGATGGCGACCACATCGAAGCCGCAAACCAGATGAAACAGAGTAGATGGTACAACCAAGTAACAAACAGAGCCGAAAGACTGATAAGCCGAATGAAAGGTGTGGATTTACAGAACTAGAACTTATCAAACAACAAGACAGGGAGAGACATAAGCTAGCCTTGTCTCAATACTTCAAACCTAGAGACAAGAAATTTAAAGGATATAAACATGCTTGACCCTATTACGTTATCTGCTGCAGTCAGTGGAGCAACGGCCGCATATAATGGTATAAAGAAAGCCATTATGATGGGTCGTGAGATTGAAGATTTAGGATCACAATTATCCACATGGATGTCTGCTGTAAGTGATGTAGATAACATTCACAAAAATGCAAACAGCCCTTCAACGTTTGATAAACTATTTAATGGCTCAATAGAGCAAGTTGCAATGGAGTCTTATGCAAGTAAGAAGAAACTCCAAAAACAAAGAGAAGAACTTAAAAATTTTTTAATAGCTAATTACGGCTTACAAGCATGGGATGATCTAATAAAAGAAGAAGGTCGTATTAGGCGAAGTAGAAGGGAAGCCGTGTATGCTAGAGAAGAAAGAAACAGACAGATACGAGACTATACCATCATAGGCATCGCATCACTTATAGGATGTGGAGCAATAGGATGGATGATATGGATAATAAGTCTTTCCGTCTAGCATTACTTGCACTTGCTTTTGTTGCTTACATCTTGCTAGGAATAAGTGAAGCAAGAGGTGAAATGACAACTTGCAGGTTAGCAAGTCAAATATTAGGAAATAAACAACGTGTATGTGTATTTATTGGAGCAAATAATACTCAGTATAGAGAATATCTTCCATATGATGCAGGAGAATGTCCAAGAGAGTATCAATGCCCCTACAGACCAAATGAAGAACCTTTTGATATAAAGAGTGTGGTAAAGAGCATAAAAGACCAATTTAAACGATAAAGGTTGCATTTTATTTCGTATACATATATACTAGAATATGAAGCAGTTGTGTAAAGAAGCGTTTGAGTTTGCTATGAAAAAAGCAACTACTGACCAACAAAAAGATCAGATTATAAAAAACTTCAAAGAAGTTTACAAATTAATTTATAAATTAGAGAAACAAGATGGCAAGCACGTATCTAGCACTCGTAAATAATGTGTTAAGAGATGTTAACGAAGTTGAACTAACCAGTTCTAGTTTTGGTAGTTCAAGAGGAATACAAACATCTGTTAAAGACTTTGTAAACAGAGCTATATCAGATATAATAAATGCTGAACTTAATTGGCCCTTTACACGAGCAGAAGGCACACTTGATTTAATATCAGGTAAACAATTATATGCTTTTTCAACTGTATCTTCATCTTTAAAATATGTAGACTATGATACTGTATTTTTACAACCCAAAGATTATATCACTAATGGTGATTATGAAGTAGATGGGTCAGCATCAATAACAGGTTGGACAACTGTATCAGGAACTCCTGCCGCTAGTTCTAAATTTGGTAACACTCTTAAATTAACAAGTGCATCAGCTACTCAAGAAATATCTGATCTTATAGTTGGTAAAAGTTATGAAGTTATAATTAAACTTACTGGTGCAACGATTACTGCAACGATTGGAACATCATCTGGTGGTTCAGAAACTAAATCACAAACTATAACTATAAGTAATGCAAATGAGTCTTCGTATACAAGTTTTACATTTACTGCTACGGCTGTAACACATTTTATAACATTGACTGAAGCATCTGGATCAAATGCATTTATAGGATTCATAAGTCTCACAGAAAATGATACTAATCCAAAAAAATTAAATTATATAACTTATGAAGAATGGAATGATAATTTTAGAGAAAAAGATTCTGCATCTTCAGTAGATAAGTTAGGTGTTCCAGATTTTGTTTATACTAGTTATAATGATGAAATAGGATTTAGTCCAATACCAGATAGTGATAACTTATCTATAAAATTTGATTATTACATTACACATACAGACTTGTCTGCTTCAACTGACACTTCAATAATACCTGCAAGGTTTGAATCTGTGATTGTTGCTCGTGCAAGATACTACTCTTTTATGTTGCGTTCCGATTTACAAAACGCACAATTTGCAAATAAAGAATATGAAGATGGTGTTAAAAGAATGAGAGTTGAACTTATTAATAGAAAAAATTATGTGAGGGCTGTGTAAGTGCCAGATCTTTCACAAACTCAACCATTTGCATTTGCTTGTGAAGGTGGACTTGTTTTAAATCAACCTACTTTTAAAATGCAGCCCGGTCAAGCATTAGAGTTACAAAACTTTGAACCTGACATTGATGGTGGGTATAGAAGAATAAGTGGGTTTAGAAAGTTTATAAATCACATAGTACCTCAAACATCTGCATCAACTGAAAAATTATTGATGGTTGCAGAGTTTGCAAATAAAGTTATTGCGGCCAGAGGTGAAAAAATATTTAGTTCTGCATCTACAGAACTTGCTACTGCTATTGCTTCAGGAACAGGCATGACAGGTTCAGGAACTATCACTGTAGACAGCACGACAGGATTTAGTTCAAGTGGAACATTACAGATTAATTCTGAAATATTTACGTACACAGGAGTTACATCAACAACATTTACAGGTGTAACAAGGGCAACAAGTTCTACAAGTGCTGCAACACATGCCGTAGATGATGTGGTTTCAGAAAGCTGGACAGAGAAAGATACAGGTAGAACAAACGCTGGTAAATATAATTTTGAAACATTTAACTTTGATGGAAATGATAAATTTATTGTTGTAGACGGAACTAATGATCCAACTGTTTTTAACACTTCATTGTCTGCTACAGACGTTACAGCATCAAGCGTAGAGGGAGCAAAGTTTGTAACAGCATTTAGAGAACACATGTTTTATGCTGGGATGTCTAGTACACCACAAGAATTAGTGTTTAGCCAACCTTTTGATGAAGATGCATTTAATACAGGAAGTGGTGCAGGATCTGTAAAAGTTGATGATACTATTGTGGGTATAAAGGCTTTTCGTGAAAATTTATTTATTTTTTGTGAAAATAGAATATTTAAATTAACAGGAAGTTCGTCAAGTGATTTTGCTGTAGCACCTGTTACTAGAGATATTGGATGTATAAACGGAGACACCATACAAGAATTTGCAGGTGATTTAATATTCTTAGGACCTGATGGATTACGTACAGTTGCAGGTACAGCAAGAATTGGTGACGTTGAAATTGGAACAATTAGTCGTGCTGTGCAACCTGAAATAGATAAAAATATAAAAAATTCAGATTTATTTGAATCAATAGTTATACCTGATAAGACACAATATAGATTATTTTTTACAAATACAACAGATGCAGAAAAAGATACACAAGGTTTAATATGTGTTTTAAAAGGACAGACTTTTGAATTTGCAAAGTTAAGAGGAATAAAACCTTCAACAACAGGAACATTTGTTACAACTGGTGATGTAAAAGCCATACATGGTGGGTTTGATGGGTATGTTTATAGACAAGAGAAGGGTAATGATTTTGATGGGTCTACTGTTGATGGAAAATACAGAAGTCCTGATTTAACATTTGGAGATCCCGGAATAAGAAAACATATGCAAAGGGTCATATTAAATTATGCACCTGAAGCAAGTATCGATGCAGATTTATTTTTAAGATATGATTATGAGAGTGGTGATGCACCTAGACCTGCAGCATATCCTTTTGACTCATCAAAAGTTGTTGCAGTTTATGGAACATCAACATATGGCACAGGTACATACGGTGGAACATCACAACCCCTTGTTCGGCAACCAGTTGAAGGTTCAGGGTTTGCAGTTGCATTAAGAGTAAACGATGGTGGCACAACAGCACCATATTCATTAAAAGGTTTTGGATTAGAATATCAAGTAGGAGCAAGAAGATAAATGGGAGCAACGTATACAAGACAGTCCACGTATACTGACGGTGACGTTATACAGGCATCCGATACTAATGACGAGTTTAACCAGTTATTAGCCGCCTTTGCCGCAAGTACAGGACACACACATAATGGAGATGCAGGTGAAGGTGGTCCTATAACTAAACTGTTAGGTAATTCACTAACATTTGGTACAGGAGCAGATACAGACATAGCAATTACATTTGATGGTAATACATCAGATGGTGTTTTGACTTGGATGGAAGATGAAGACCACTTTAAATTTTCAGACGATATAGTAATAGATAGCACTAAAAAATTATATTTGAATGATGCAGGTGGAGAGCATATAAGTGGTGATGCCACAGATTTAACAATAGCATCAGGAAATGATATTAATCTAACGGCAACAACAGATATTAATATACCTGCTAATGTTGGTTTAACGTTTGGTAATGATGCAGAAAAAATAGAAGGTGACGGAACTGACCTAACTGTTTCAGGTAATAATATAAATCTTACAGCAGTTGCAGATGTAAACATTCCATCAGGTGTAGGACTAACATTTGCTACAGCAGAAAAAATAGAATCAGATGGTACTGATTTAAGTATAACTGTTGGGTCAGGTGGTGATATTAATATACCTGCCGATATAGGATTAACATTTGGTGATGATGGAGAGAAGATAGAAGGTGATGGTACAGACCTTACTATAACAGGTAATAATATTAATTTAACTGCTACAGCAGATATTGTAGTTCCTGCAGATGTAGGTATTACATTTGGTAGTGGTGAAAAAATTGAAGGGGATAACACAGATTTAACTATTACATCAGGTGCTAAAATAAACTTAACAGCAACTTCTGATGTACACATACCAAACAATGTTGGTGTTGTATTTGGTGGTGATAGTGAAAAGATTGAAGGAGATGGCACAGATATGACTATCTCTGCAAACAATCTTACAGTAGATGCCGTAGCAGATATTACTTTAGATGCAGGTGGTGCAGATGTAGTTCTTAAAGATGATGGCACACAATACGCATCTTTTACAAATTCTAGTGGTAATTTAATAATTAAATCAGGTTCTACTACTATGCTTACAGGTAGTGGTGCTAATGCAACTTTTGCAGGTAACGTAACAGTTGATGGTAATTTAGATGTAACAGGTACATTTGATTTAAGTGATTCTAATTTTACTAATGCAGGAGATATACAGTTAGACAGTATTACAGGAGATGGTGATACAAATACAGCAATAACATTTAGTGGTTCAGATGTAATTACTATATCTGCAGGTGGTGATAATCAAGTAACTTTTACTAATGGTGCAATCGTTCCATCTACAGATAATGATATTGATTTAGGAACAAGTTCTGTAGAGTTTAAAGATGCTTTTTTTGATGGCACTGTTACAACAGATGCACTTGTAGCAGACACTGCTAACATAGATGGTGGTAGTATAGATGGTGCAACACTTGGTACAAATAGTGCTATAACACAGGCAGTAATTGATAATGTAAATATTAATGGTGCTACAATAGGTCATACAGATGATACAGATTTATTAACATTAGCAGATGGTATTGTTACAGTTGCAGGTGAAATATCTGTAACTACATTAGATATTGGTGGCACAAATGTAACATCAACTGCAGCAGAATTAAATTTACTTGATGGTGTGTCAGGTTTAGTACAAGCTGATTTTACTAAACTTGCTGCAGTTGATTCAACAGCCACAGAGTTAAACATAGTAGATGGTGACACAAGTGCTACATCAACTACAGTAGCAGATGCTGACAGAGTTGTATATAATGATGCAGGAACTATGAAACAAGTTGCTGTTACAGATTTAGATACATACTTTTCTGCTACATCAAAGACATTAACAAACAAAACTTTAACAACACCTGTAATTACAGAGATTGATTCAGGTTCTACTATAACACTAGATGCTACCACAGACATTGTTCTAGATGCAGATGGTGGTAATGTAATATTCAAGGATGGTGGTACATCAATACTTGATATAGCGAAC